GTTCGAAGTTAAACTTAATCCACCACAAAACTTTGCACAATACAGACAAACAGAAATGGATCAAGCAAGAGTACAAACATTTACCCAGGTAGCGGAACTGCCATATATGAGTAAACGTTTTGCGTTAAAAAGATTCTTAGGTTTAAGTGAAGAAGAAATGGCAAGAAATGCAGATCTCTGGGCAGAAGAAAATGCTGTACCTCAGAAAAAACAAAGCAAGGCAACACAATTAAGGGCAGGTGGAATAACACAAGGTGGTATCACTTCTGATTTAGACCAGTTTGAAAACCCAGAAGCACCAGATGATGCACCGCCGGCCGAAGGAACACCAGGACAAACGCCACCAGCAGGAGGCGGAACTCCAGGAGGCACTGGTGGAGGAACTGGTGGAGGAACACCGGTTTAAGGTTAAATACGATTATGAAACTGATGGAATTTTTTAGATACGGTGATGAAGGTTTTGAACAGGATAAATCATATGATCCTGAACAAGATATATCTATTTTAGATAAAAACGACACTAGAAAAACACGTCTTACTCTTAAAGATATTAACAAAATGAGATTAGCATCAGAAGAACACGACGAACGTCAAAAGGACGAAGCAGTATTTGTCCAGAAAATGTATGGAGCTCAAGCAACAGACGATAATTTAGAGTTGTAATGAGTGAAACTATATTTGTTTTAGGTAACGGCGAATCCCGAAAAGGCATACAAATAGAAGATTTAAAACAACACGGCAAGGTCTTTGCCTGTAATGGTGTGTATCGTACAGATACTCCTGATGTGTTAGTTGCTGTTGATCCTAAAATGTTACTAGAAATTGCAGAAGGTGATTACATTATCAATAATAATGTGTGGTCCAATTTTAATCAGATGTATAAAAAGAACGATAAAATTATGAATCACGTGCAATTCTTTCAACCGTCATTGGGTTGGTCATCGGGACCAACAGCATTGAAATATGCCGCCGATCATAAGCCAAGAAAAATATATATTTTGGGTTTTGATTACCAAGGACACAATGATAAGCAACGAAAAATCTTTAATAATTTGTTTAAAGATACAAGAAATTACAAAAGATCAACCGAGGAGGCTACTTTTTTTGGCAATTGGTTGAATCAAACAAAGCGAGTTTTGAAGGATTATCCTGAAACTGAATTTTATAGGGTGGTGCCTAAAGAATGGTTTAAGCCTAAAGATTTAGAATGGAATAAAAACTTAAAGCACGTAGATATTGATGAATTTTTGAGGATATATAACTTAAAAATCAAAATGTAGTCATAAATTTGACAAAATCTGCCGTTTTTGTCATATATTGCACCCCTAAACCCCTATCTTTGTTAAATAGTTACTACTTAATTAAGTATAAATCGATTAAAGGAGCTCGTTAATAAATGACAAATCAAACTAATAAATTTGAATCATTGTTAGAATTGCTAATCAACGAAGAGAATGATAAAGCAGAACAATTATTCCACGAAATCGTAGTTGAAAAATCTAGAGACATCTACGAAAATTTAGCAGATTCTGAGTCAGCACCTGCTGACGCTACTTCAGAAGAAGTAAAAGAAGAGGCTAAAGAAGAAACTAAAGAAGAAACTAAAGAAGAAGCAAAAGAAGAAGTTGCTGAAACTGAAGCATCTGAAGAGTCTAAAGTAGAAGAAACTACTGAAGAAGCGAAAGATGAAGAAGTTAAAGAAACTGAAACTCCTGCTAAAACAGACGAAGAAACTGTTGAAGCAATTGGTGGAGATGCTACTGACGAATTAGTCAAAGACATCACTGCTGATGAAGAAGGTGATGCTGATGCGGCCGCTGACGATATGGAAAAAGACATGGATGCAGACGGTGATGCTGAAGGCGACACTGAAGAAAGAGTTGCTGATTTAGAAGACGCTTTAGATGAATTAAAAGCAGAATTCGAAAAAATGATGATGGACAAAGGTGATGAAAAAGAAGAAGAATCTTTAGAAGCACCAATTACTCCAGAAACTGAAGTTCAACCTATGGAAGGCAAAAAAGAAGATAAAAAAGAGAAAATGGATGAATACAAAATCCAAAAATCTGCTGATACTGCCGACCATGCTGACAGCAAAGCATCTCCAGTTGCATCTCAAGCCAAAGGACACAATGGTGCGAACGCAAGTGAGTTAATGAAAGGTGGCGCAGAAGAAAAAGGAAGACCTGCACCAACTCCTTCAAAAACAGAAGGTGATTTTGCTAACACAGGTGGAAAAGACAGTCTAAAAACTACAGAAGTTAAAGCAGACCACAAAGACGGTGCTGATGCTTCTGCTAAAAAATCTCCAGTAGTTGCCGCTAAAAAGTAATAACTGGAAATTTGAGGAGTAGTAAACGATGTCACTATATCTAAGAGAACATTTAACCTACGATCAGGCTAGAGTGCAGATTCTACACGAGGGCGACCAAGGTAAAGATTTGTACATGAAGGGGATTTGTATTCAAGGAGGCATTAAGAATGCTAACCAAAGGATCTATCCAGTCAATGAGATAGGTAAAGCAGTTAAAACTCTTAATGATCAGATCGGATCAGGTTATTCTGTTCTTGGAGAAGTAGATCATCCAGACGACTTAAAGATTAATTTGGATCGTGTTTCACATATGATTACTGAAATGTGGATGGACGGTCCAAATGGATACGGCAAAATGAAAATTTTGCCAACACCGATGGGTCAACTTGTCAAAACGATGTTAGAATCAGGAGTGAAATTAGGCGTTTCTAGTAGAGGTTCAGGTAATATGAACGAATACGGAAGCGGTGAAGTTTCAGATTTTGAAATAATAACGGTTGATGTTGTGGCCCAACCTTCGGCCCCAGGTGCTTACCCAACGCCAATATACGAACATTTGTTAAACACAAAAGGTGGTATGAAAGCGAAAGGTCTGGCGGAAGAAGTTCGAAATGACAAAAAAGCACAAAGGTATCTAAAAGATGCCCTAACTAACATAATAAAGGACCTAAAATAATGATAGACGCAATATCAAAACTAGTAGAGTCAGGAGCAATTTCAGAAGACGTACAAAAAAGTATATCTGAGGCTTGGGATTCTAAAGTTAAAGAAAATAGAGAGAGTGTGTCTGCAGAATTAAGAGAAGAATTTGCTAAAAGATATGAGCATGACAAGGCTAATATGGTTGAAGCAATTGACAAAATGATGACTGAGAAGTTATCTGGAGAGATCTCTAAATTCATAGAAGACAGAAAAGCACTTGCACAAGAAAAAATCGCTTACAAAGAAAACGTAGGCAAACATTCTGCAAAATTAGAGAGTTTTATACTATCTAAATTGTCAGAAGAGTTAAAAGAACTACACAGCGACAGAAAAGGTGTTCATGAAAACTTTACAAAATTGGAAGAGTTCGTAGTAAATGCTCTTGCAAAAGAAATAAAAGAGTTCCATGAAGACAAAAAAGGCGTTGTGGAAACGAAAGTCAAATTAGTAGCCGAGGCTAAAAAGCAAATGGCGAAAATGAAAGAGGCTTTCATTAAAAAATCTGCTAAAGTTGTAGAAAATGCAGTAGTGAAAAAATTGGGTGAAGAGTTAACTCAATTAAAAGAAGATATCACTAAAGCAAGAAACGTCAACTTTGGTAAAAAAATATTCGAAGCATTTGCGTCGGAGTACCAGAATTCTTACTTAAATGAGAAATCTGAGACTGCGAAGTTGATGAAAGTTGTTGATGAAACAGCTCTAAAACTTGCTGATGCTGAGAAGGCCGTCGAAGAAAAACAAGCGGTGATTGAGTCAAAAGACGCTGAGTCCAAAAGACAAGCAGACTTGATGGAACGTAAGGAAAAGATGGCTGAGATGCTCAAACCATTGGGCAAAGAAAAGAGTGAAGTAATGGCTCAACTGTTAGAATCCGTTCAAACAGCGAAGTTACAGGCTTCATTCGACAAGTATCTGCCTCACGTTATGGCTGACAAACCAGTTGAAACAGGAAAAAAAGTAATTTCTGAATCAGCAGGCGACAGAGAAACGAGAGAAGATGCTGATATTAACAGTATCCGTAAATTAGCGGGTATTTAAACTAAACAAATAAGGGGAAAGATCAAATGTCAGAAATATTTGAATCTAAATGGAGCGAAACTAAACAAGCTCTAACTGAAGGTTTAGAAGGCAACAAGAAAAAGACAATGGACGTTGTGTTAGAAAACACAAAGAGATACTTGTCTGAACAGGCTACTGCTGGTGCTACATCGGCTGGTAACGTTGCAACTCTAAACAGAGTGATTCTTCCAGTAATCAGACGGGTTATGCCGACTGTTATCGCTAACGAAATCGTTGGTGTACAGCCGATGACTGGTCCTGTTGGACAGATTCACACATTAAGAATAAGATATGCGGACACATCTGCTAACGATAACGTTATCGCTGGTGAAGAAGCATTATCTCCTTTCAAAATTGCGAGAGCATACTCTGGTAACAACACTGAGTCTTCACCAAAAGCGGCATCAACTGCTTCTAAAGAAGGTACAGCGGGTAACAGATTATCAATCCAGATTTTGAAACAACCTGTTGAAGCCAAATCAAGAAAACTATCTGCAAGATGGACTTTTGAAGCGGCTCAAGATGCACAAGCACAACAAGGTATCGACGTAGAAGCGGAAATCATGGCGGCATTAGCACAAGAAATTACTGCTGAGATCGACCAAGAGATCATTGGTTCATTAAGA